TTATAACACTTGTCGTGCGTAACTGTATAGTTTTTCAGTTGTATTTAAAGTTAAGTTATCTACTTCGCGCTTTCCTTGTCTTAATTGTGAAATTACATATTGCGCTACGCCAGTTTGTTTGTGAATTTGGTAACCTGTTATATCACTTTTGATCAATTCAATTATTTTTAATTTATAATCACTCATATTATCTACATCCATTCTTTTTATCTAAACAATAAAAATGTGTTTTTCTCCCGATAAATAATAACAATGGTAGGCTTAATAAAAACAATAATAAATACATTCGTTCTGTCATAATTGAAAACCTCCAAATAATATTATATTATATAAGTGTAAGGAGGAGCCATCAGGCTCCAAGCATAATGTTAATCTTTGTTGTTTGGCTTTCGGTCTAGGTAGCCGAGATGCCATTCTCTAAGTTGTTTTAACACTTCTGGAATTATCAGTACTGCCAATACTTGATGTTCTAGAAGTGTTTTTATTATGTCTAGCATGAGGCTTTTCACCTCCTTACGCATAATTTGTAAGTCATCAACTAACCTACAAATATAATTATACTAAACAAGTGTTTATTAAGCGAGTGTTTTTTAATTTGCATAAAAAAATAGGCAAGTACCGAAGTACCTGCCTAAATAACAACAAGATTAACATGTGAATAATGGAAATAAAAAGTCAGCCCGAAGGCTAACTTACGAATAGATGAAAATTTGAACACATTGCTGTGTCTAAAACGATTATAGCATAGATGACGAATATTTCTAGCTCAAAATTATTATATTTTAATGATAAATTTTTATATATTTGTTAATAATTATTTAATTGATTCACATAAATAATTATTGTAAAATTACTTTGTAATCGATTGCAAATAAGTTATAGGAGAAAATAAAATGAATAAAAAACTATTAACAAGAACATTGATAGCAAGTGCTTTAGTTTTAACAACAGTAGGTTCAGGTTTTCATTCTTCTTCAAATTATAATGGTATTAATAACGTTGCAAAGGCTTCTGAAATAACAGATAGAGACTTATGGAAAAATGTAAGAGATGCTTTGAAAGAAGCAAATATTATCGATAAAACAGCAAATGAGACAGTTGGTGTTACGTACAATTTAAATAATGGTGGCGAAAGTAGTATTACGGGTACAGCTGATTTAGATGAACTTAGTAATTTTAATAACAAGCCGATTAATACCGATAGTGTTAAAAGAATTGATTTGTCAAGAATAAATCCAAATGGAAATAGGTTTGACGCAAATGATGCATGGAAAAAATTAACTGACAAATTAAAAGAGAAACAAATCGTTAAAAACGGCGACACAGTAACTATCCATAGTAAAGATAAAAATGATCCCCCAATTTCAGCTAAAGTTGGTGAAAACTATAATGGCAACAAGGGGTTAATGCTAAATCAGAGAGATATAACAAAAATAACTATAACTAAATAATATTAGAAAAGGCAGGTACTCTATAAGTGCCTGCCTTAATTACTAACTCTTCATATTTACTTTTCTAAAATATAATTTCACTTTTTCTTTGTCGTAAGATAAACTTCAATCTTCACATCTTTAGAATCAACCATTTTATTGTCATTGTACATCATTAAATATTTAGATTGGTCAAATTTATCTCCTGGTGCAGGCATCATGTCATACCAAAAGCTATTCTCATTTTCTATAAATTTAATATATCCCGTTTCATAAGGCGAGTTGTTAAATTCATAGAGTTTTTTATTTTTCACCAAATAGTGACGAGTTAGGTAATCTAATTCTTGAGCAGTCACCTTTTTCTTATTAGTTTGTACGTCAAAAGATAATAAATTTTTACCATCTTCAAATACCCGAACAGTAATACTTCTATATTTATCTAATTGGTTTCCATTATGCTCAGTTACACCACCATACATACAAGTTTTTCGTTTGTCAGTTTGATGCGAATTAATATCATTCGTTTTTTTAGAAAAATAACATTGATAATAATAATTAGCTCCAAACACATCTACGTATTTATCTTTGTATTTATCAGCTAAATCTTTGTTTTTAAATTCGACTCGAACATTATCATAATTCCCTAACTTAGTGTCCTTAATAGAATATATTAAGTCAAAGTATAGAAATTGATCTATAGATTTAACGTTTATTGCTGATACATGATTATCATCATACAAAACTTTCATATTTTCCATCAAACCAGTGAATTTACTCGATTTGTGCAACTCATCTGGTTTAGGATCTGGTTGACTCTCTGCTAAAACGTTGGGTGTAGAAATAACTAATATCAGTGCGAATATCAAAATTACATGTGAAATAAATAATCTCTTATACATTTTTTATCTCCTTTATCCAACATTCCCAAAAAGTATCTAGATACACTTTAAATATATGTTATAATCTTAAATATTCAATTAAAAAAACATTAAAAGAAACTTAATTATATTTAATAATCTCATGTTATTTATATTAATTAAGTTATGCTTTTAAAATTAAATAACTATACATCACCTAAACTTATATACGAAAACATCTTTAACAACATAGTGTTTTCTCATAATTATTTTTCTACCTAGTTCTAATTTTATGACTGTATAATGTTATGAACACTATATAGCACAATTAAGCGTTGCTTCAATCTCCTCAATCCTCTAACGGAATATCATCCACAATCACAGTATGATTAGGATTAGCGTTAGATACATCTTTCACTGCCTTATCTAATTCCTCATCATCGCCATCCCATTCACCAATGTTAATGAATATAGGCACATTCCCGTTAATATCATGCTTATCTGTAAATAACTTATGGTATTTACCCAACATATCACGAGCTTTTAAACGATCACTAGGTTTTATTGGTACCTCTATCAGTTCAACATGTTCATTATAGACTAATTGTACTTTGCCACTTTTTGGATTCTCTTTATATTCTCCACGCTTGACTACAACTTCTTTCGTTTCTGTTTCATCACCGACTGCCGCATTCGTAAGCACATGTAGTAACTCTTTTGCGGTTAATACATTCTCATCTATAATCTTATCTTTTTGTTCTTGTATATATTGCTTGATGTGTGGCTTCTTCAATAACCTACACCCTGTCACATGTGCGCTATTTGCGCTATAGCCTGCTTTTATGGCACTTTGTGTTACATTAAGTGTTCTTATATACTCATTCACAAAACGCGCTTGTTTTGCCGTTAACTCACTCATTCTATCACCTCCACAATTTTATCTAATAAGGTTTCATACCATAATCTTACAGATTGTTCTGAACACTCTAAGACATTACTAATATCTTTAAAACTACGTCCTTGTATTAAAGAATCGAAAATATAAAACTCTTTATCATTAGCTACTCGGTCAACAATGATTTCTAAGTGATTCTTTACAATATGATCATCAATGTTATCGTCTGCCATCCATTCATTGGAATTTTCATCACCTATTGAAAAGAATTCATCGGTATTTATTTCATCATCTATCAACACATCACTTCTAGTTCGCTTATGATAATCACAAACGAAGTCTTTTATTTGCTTTTTATCCATTGTTACACCACTTTTACATATGAAGATTGGTGATATGCATTTACTCGTGCAATCTTACTGTTTTCAATTGCTGTATTTCTTTGTTTTTGACGTTCTGAACGTTGTTTAATACTTGCTTGATACAAATCAACTTGTAAGCGTTCAATGACGTTGTAGGGCTTATATCGTCCATTTGAACGCATATATTTTACAACTTGCTTCTGCTCTTTTTCTGTATAATGATTTAGTACCTTTTTCAACAACGCCATATTATTTATAGATCTATTTTTATA